CTAGCAAAAGCTATAAAGCTTGATAAGTCTGAAGTATCTAAAGCCTGAGACCCATATACTGTTGCAGTTTGCGGATTACCGTCTGCATCGTTATTAGCATCGTCAGTAGCTGTTAGTCGCCAATGCACATTATAAACTACGTCAGACTTAGAGTCTTTAGTAGGATAAGTGTCCACAGTTTTTACATCCCATGCGTATGATATTGCCATTTTAACCTCCTTTGAGTGTGTTTATTTCAGATTGTAAGGCTTCAATCTGTTCTTGTTGTTCTTGTATAGCCTTGACAAGTAGTGGTGTAATTCTTCCGTAATCCATAGCTTGCATTTTTTCATCATCTTTTTCACCACTTACTGCATCTGGAAATATTTCTTGTGCTTCGTGGGCAATAAAACCTTCACTAGATTTGCCATCTACTTTCCAATCAAACTGAACTGGTTTTAGATTACTAACTCTATCCAAGCCATTTTCTAAAGGTTTTATATTTTCTTTTAATCTATAATCAGAACTAGTTAAAAAAATTGTAGCACTAGTGCTAGTATTAATACCACCTATGTAAGAACCGTTATGATAATTTAGGATTGAATTACCTGTTCCTGTAAAACTACTTGGTCTAGTATAAAAAAGTTCTGCACCTGTATTTGAATTAGGGTTAAATCCACAAGTTGGAGATGCGGTAGCTATTTCGGTTGAGTTAAAGCAAACTTGTCCATTTCCAAGAATACGCATCTTTTCTGATTCAGAAGCACCTGTAGTAGTTTTAAATCTTATGCTTGATGCTTGTGTACCACCACTTACATTTTCAGCTGCAAAGTCAATTCTGCCCATTGTGCTGAAGCCCGTTATTTTAGCTGCTATTCCCCCAATTTCTCCTACGGCTGCATTTCTGCTAAAGAATAAACTTTTTAAATTGGCATCGTCAGAATGTATATCTATAGCTAGAGGTACTGTTAAATTTGAAGGGGTACCTGAATATTCAGATGTTGTGTTTACAAGTACATGACCCCCAGAATCAACTCGCATTCTTTCTGCAGAACCATCTGCATCAACAAAAGCTAAACCATCTGCACCATTTAAAGTGGCTAGGAAAAATCTACTTGTTCCATTTTCTGAAAATTTTTGATAGGTTACACCACTTGATGCGTTAAGTTCTAAGGTGTTACCTGCACCATTTACTTTAACTGTTCCATTAAAAGTAGCTTTACCTGCATCTGACATATCAATAGTAAGAGCAGTAATAATACTTCCACCATCGTTGCCTCTAAAAACAATGTCTCCATCCTGTATACCTTGATTTATTCGCATATCATTACTGGACTTTGCTATATTTCCGAAAGTTGTTCCACCGTCTTTAAATTCTATTTCGCCTCCATCTGCATCAAGAATAATGTTCCCTGCAACGTTTAAGGTTAAACTGCCAGAAGATAAATCTATTTCAGTTCCGTCTATAGTTATGTTATCTACTACCACACCAGCGTTAGCTGTTAAGACCCCAGTAACACCTAAAGTACCGCCTATAGTTGCATCATCCGTAACTGTTAAATCGTCTTGTACTTTTAAATCTACAGCAGAAATACTTGCAAAAGCATCGACAACAGCAGCACCAGAACCTGCACCATCGGAATACACTACCTTAGTATCGCCAGCTGGTATGGTGACATTGGCTCCAGTGCCTTGGGAGATGATAATGTTCTGGGAACCGCTTGTGCCATTTTCTATAAACCAAAGTTTAGAAACAGTGTTAGGACCAATAGTTATAGTACAAGCCGAATCTAACGTACCTGTGTATTTAAGAAACATTGATCTGCCTGGATCAGTAGACCCATCAGCTATGGTTGTAGTATGAGTATCTGCATTAGTAGTAATTGCTTCCGTACCAAAACTAAATGCTTCAGCAATTAGTTCTAAATTAGTGTTAGTAACTGTACCCCAAGTACCACTAGCGTCACCAGTAGCCATTTCATTTAGTCTTAAATCGTTTACATATGTACTAGCCATTGTTTTTCCTCATTTTGATTATATTATGTTTTTTCATTCCTGTTAAGCAACTTCTTTATAATTAGGTGTTTGACTTGTATCTACTACGCTGTAATTAGGTGTTTGACTTGTATCTACTAAACCCCAAACATTAGCTCTTGGTTCACCAAAAGTACCTACGTTTCCTGTCGGTAATATTAGAGCTTTTGAAATTACGGTTTCATCGCCTAATACAGTGGTTCCTACGTTTCCAGTGACTGAAAGATTATTATTAGTTATTAAACTAATAGTACCTAATGCAGAGGTTCCCGCTAAACCAGTAACCGCAGTTACTGCCCCTGCTGTTACTGTTTCATCTCCTAAAGAAGAAGTAGAAGCTACGGCAGATACACCCGTTACTGCTGCTCCAGCAGTTATAGCGTTACCTAATGCAGTAGTTCCTGCTACTCCTGTTTCAGCAATTAATGCTGCTGCAGTGACTGTTTCAGCACCTAGTGCAGAAGTTCCTGCGTTTCCAGTAACTGCTTGTAGGGCTTTAGCAACTACAGTTTCACTACCTAAAGCCGAAGTTCCTACTAAACCAGTGACTGCAATAGTGTTTGAAGTTCTTTGTACAACAGTGCCTACGGCAGAAGTAGCACTTACACCAGTGACGACTACAGGAGCTTCTTCACTCCATGCACCTTCGCCCCAAGTGCCGCGACCCCAACCTGTTACACTGGACATTTAAACTACGCTATTCTTATAATCGCGTTACTAGCGTCAGCTGTTGGAAACTGTATAGTAAAGTCTCCATTAGTAGATGTTTTATCACCACCAAAAGCTAACACACATACGGCAGGATCACCTGAAGCAGTGTCGTTAAAAATTAACGCACCATTAGCTGTTACTGTAGCACTACTAAAAGTTAAATCAGCGAAATCAGTGAACGCAGTTGTACTTGATGTTGTTGGATCAACTCTAGTTAAACTTGCACCTTTAGCAGTATAGTTTGTACCACTAGCTTCGTTAGAAGTAGTATACGCTGTTGTGCCTGCACCTAAAGACGCAGAACTGGTATATAACGCTAATTTAAAATCATTACCGCCTGAGTTTTTAAAATTATGCACACCTTCCAAAATTTCTTGTTTGAAAGAAGTACACATTGCTTGAGATATTGCCATTACAGCCTCCTTATAATTTCAGCCATTTTACAATGACCTTGTTTTTCTAATAGACCTGCTACGGTGCTTCTATCAGAAGCAATAGCTTGTCTTATATACAATAAAACGACTTGTTCAATACTTTCTTTAAAAGCTCTAGCTTGAGCTTGTACTAAAGGATCAGCATTATCACTAACTTGAACTAAGCGTTCCATTATTCTTTCTGTCCAATATTCTGGACTTAATCCTGTGTTTTGCGTAGTTTTTACCGCTACGTCACCTACTTTTAACTCATACATTAGACATTCCTTGTGGGCTTATTTTTAAATTATCACTTCTAGCTTCATCTCTAACATCTTTAAACTCACCTAAAACTTTTAACATAGCTAACGCTTCTTGAAATTTTTGTTCATACATCATAACAGTTTCTGGAGAAGATTTCATAAACACTGCTCCTTCTACTAAAGTACCAAATAATAAAGCGTTAGGGGCATTATCAGATAACCAACTTTGATTACTATCACCCACAGTAGTTAATGAATTAGGTCGATAATTATAATGTAACTCTACGGTAAAATTATCGGAAGGCGTCGGAGCTATAATAAAACTGTCTTGATCAAACTGTGCATAAAATAATGGAGCACCTGTAGTAGTAGCGTTAGGTGTATAGTCTCTAATCCAGGAGACGTGTTTTAATAATAAATAACTATAATTACTGCTCGAATCTAAAACTGCTAAACTAAAAGGCGATAAAAAATCAGTCGGTTTAGATAAATACGGTGAGTTAGCTGATAATGTTCCTGTAACGTTTTTACGAAAGACAGGAAGTTGCACTGTTTTTAAAATACGTTCTTCAGTAGTTTGAATAAAATTATTTATATTATTAACAAACGTTGTTTCAGTATTATCTAAATAATCTTGTACTGCTGTTTTTAAACTACTATAAGTAAATCCTGCCATTATCCTGTACTCACGGTTACGGTGCCTACTGCTCCTATACCAAAAGCTCCTTCAAATTTAGTACCAATAGTATCGCTAGTTGCTAATAAACCTCCTGCTACCGTTACTAACCCTAATTGAGCTTGAGGTAAAGGTATTTCAGGTCTTGTTCTAGGTAATGCTTCTGCATCAACACTAACTGTTGGTGGGTCTAATTGTGGGTGTTTTGATTCGTATTGATCAGGACCTACTAAAAGACCGTTCCATGTTCTTTTCATATCTTTTAATTTATAACGAACTCCCGATATATCGCAGATACCGTAAGCGTATTTACCTGATGCGTATGACATTATATATACTCATGTTTTGGAACAA